TCAGCCGGCATTTGCCGGGATCTGCTGGACTCGTGTTGGACCCCGTTTGGACACACTCTTGCGGCGGGCCGCGTCAAGTGCGGTCCCCACCTTGTCCAGATCGGCGTCGAATAGGTCCGCGTACGTCCGCAACGTCACCTGCGGGTTCTCATGTCCGAGCATTCGACTCACCGCTAGGACGTTGGCGCCTGACGAGATCGCCAACGAGGCCGCGGTATGCCGAAGGTCATGCGGCGTGATCCGCTGGATCTTCGCCCGCTTCACCGCCCCGACAAACCACCCGCCGTTTGATTTCGGCCGCGGAAGGTAGGTGCCGCCCCTTCCGAACACCAAGTCGTCAGGGCCGCGCCCATCGATCTGGTTCTTTATCTCGGCCATGACGAATTTGGGCACCGGAACCTCGCGTGGCTCGTCGTCCTTCGGGTCGCCGACCGCATGATCAACCCCGAGCTGCACAGCGTTATCGGTTACCAAGAGTCGCCGACGCACTTCGTCGACATGGCGGACCCGTAGTGCTACCGCTTCGCCCCATCGAAGCCCGGTGTACGCCAAGGTGAGCACCAGCGTCCGGTGATCGCCGGATTCGTCGGCAAGCCGTCCAACTGCGTCATGATCCAAGTAGATGTGCTTCCGGCGTGGCTTGGTCGGCTTCTCCCGTTTCTTCGGGTCCAGCCCGCGGGCCGGGTTCTTTGAGATCCGTCCATCTGCTATGGCGTCGTCGAGGATGCCGGCGAGAACGCCGAGCACCCGCAACACTGTGGTGGCCGAACAGCCGGTACCTGTCATAGCCGCTGACCAGTTCCTTACGCCAGTAGCCGTGACTTTGTTGACTGGCACCTTGGCCCATGTGGGTGAGACGTGTACTCGCCACGCCGATTCCAACATTCGGCTATGAGATGGCTCGGTCGTAGCTGCCTTCCGGTCGAGCCAGGCCTGCGCGAGATCACCAACCTTGGTGCGGCCCGCGGAGGGCGCGACGTACTCACCTTTGTTGATCGCCACCTTGTTGCTGGCGTCCCAGTCCTCGGCCGACCTTTTGGTGGGGAATCCACGCTTACGGGTGGTGTCGCCGTTCGGCTGCCGGTATCGAACCTCCCACCGCTCGCCGGCCGCAGTCTGATACCGCCTAATCGTCGCCATCGGAGTCTTCTTCTAGCTCTGCCGCCGGTAGACCATCCCAGGTGACCTTGGCGCGGCGATCTCCTTGATCGAAAAGTCGCTGTTGTTCGATTAGCCGCTCTTGCATGGCGCCCTTCACGGCCTCGTTGACTTCGTGCCATCGCCACGGTGGCCACCCGTGCATTACCAGGGTTGCAAGGGCGTGGTCCTCAGATACAGGAAGGCCGCCGCCTAGCCATGCCCACACCCTGCCGGCTGCGAGAGTGTCGGGGTAGCCCGTGACGCTCACCATGTCATGGGCTGTGTCCGACTGGGGCATCAATAGTGAGGCCGGCGAAACACCAAGGGCGACGGCGAAAGCCGCCAGATCGTCAACGTCAACCCGACGTTGGCCATCCTCGATTCGGTGGATGCCGAGCGGCGGAATGGACCGATCTAGCTTTCGCATTCTCGCGGAGAGTTCCGTGACCGCAATCCGCCGGCGCTCCCGGATTCGCTTGATGTTTGATCGCACTGTTTCCCCTGTGGGGCCAAGCGGCCGGCCGGTGGACTTGGTCGACTTAACCGAATTCTCATCAGTGGCCATGCCCTGACCGTAAAGCATCAAACCTGATAAGTCACTCTCTCAGTCTTGACAATACGTCTGCGGTTATGCAACCTGATACCTAGTCATATCAAATCTGATAGGACTAGGCATCAGAAAGGAGGACGAGATGGCTGAACCGATCGGGCTGGACGAGTTGCCGCCAATCGCGACGGCAACCCAGGTAGCAGAGATCTTGCAGACCACGGTCGATGCCTTGGCTCAGGACCGCTACCGCCGGCGTGGGGTGCCCTGGACGAAAATTGGCGGGAGGGTGCGCTACCTCCGGGTTGACGTCTTGAAATTCTTGGAGGACAACCGATTCGGCGGGCCTGATGCCGCATAGGGCCGAAGGCGCTGCATCCGGTCGAACCACGAGGACCGAGACCATGGTCAAGGCCGCCCACTTGGTGCTGGACAACTGCGGCATCAAGATGTCGCCGTCGAAGGTGTCCCGGCTGGTTCGCGACTATCAACACCAGGTTGCGATGAACGGTTTCTCGTTCTTCGACTTCTTCGTGAACTCGGTCCAGCTTTCCGAGCAGCAGAAGCGAACGGCGATGCTCAACCCGGACATCGCCAGGGCGATCAGCTACTCCGACCCAACCGGGGAAACCGCCATCCGAAATGTACTGCGCAACCAGCGCGGCCCCCACGCCAACCAGGCAGATCGGGATGCGATCGAAGATCGTGGCCTGGTCGAGGACGACCGCACTGAAATGTTGAAGGCCCCGAGGCTGGCACCTCAAGGCCTTCCGAACCAACCCCACCAGTAGGAACCGAGAAAGGAAAGTTCATGACCACTGTATACCCACCCGCCCCGGCAGATCAGGGGCTCGTCCGCTGCGACACATGCGGTCGGCGTGGCTGGCACGAGACCGGCGACTGCCCGGAGACACGGTGCGAGCCGTGGTGTGTAGACGCCGACCACCGCCGCCACGACCTGGCTTGCTGGGGCGCCGACCATGACGTGAACCTAACGATGGAGCCCGGGTATCCGCACGGGGCTCTGCTTGACGCGGTTGGCCGATTCGACCCGCCGCGGGTCGGCGTCTACTCATACCGCCGCGAACCTGGCTGGCGCGGTTGCGTTTATTTGCATCTTTACCGGCCCAGCGACAACGAGCACCTCGACCTAGACGACAGCTTGCACTTGACCGCCGATGAGGCCCGCCAGCTGGCCGCCCACCTGATCGCCGTTGCCGACGAGATCACGGTGGTGGTCTAGATGGCCAACAGCCCGCAGTCCCCCATCGAAGTTCCAGAGTTGACCCACGTCGACTGTGGCCAGCCTATGACCCTAAACCCAACCGGGAAACCAATTTTCAACCTGGACGGCACAGTGGATGCGCGAAATCTCTTCTACTGCCGCCACTGCGACCCAGATCATCTGGTTACGGCTGCCCGCCCCAAGGGGGTCGGCTAGTTGACCGCTTACGAGACCCTGATCGGCGCCCTTCGGGGCGCTGGTCAGCGGGTCGATGAACGTGATGGTCGGGCTCGGGCACAATGCCCTGCTCATGATGATCGGAATCCGTCGCTGAGTGTGACGCAGATCGACGGGTCGGTGCTTGTGTTCTGCCATGCAGGATGTGAAATCGGAGACATCCTTGGGCAACTGGGGCTAGCGGCGGGGGATCTGTACGACGATCGCCGCGGGGCACTCTACGCCTACCCAGACGGGCGGAAGGTCCATCGCAGTCCGAGCAAGAGTTTCCGGCAGAGCGGCAACACGAAGGGCCGCAGCTTATTTCACGCTGACAAGGTTGGTGGGGCTTCGACCGTCTACGTTGTCGAGGGCGAAAAGGACGTTCTTGCCGTAGAAGCGGCTGGTGGCTCCGCGGTATGCCCGCCGCAGGGCGCGGGTCAAAAACGGCTGGACTACGACTGGGATGTCTTACAGGGCATAGACGCCATCGTCATAGCCGACCGCGACCTCGCCGGACGTAAGCACGCGAAACTGGTCACCGAGCAGCTCCGTGGCATAGCCGCCTCGGTGCGCATCACCGAAGCAGCCGTGGGCAAAGACTTCGCTGACCACTACGCCGCCGGCCGAACGCTCGACGAGTTGGTGACCGTCGAGGCCTCCGACGCCGACTCGTATCGGCGGCTTGTTCTCACCGCCGGCAACCAGGTGCAGACCAAGAAGATGATCTGGTGGGAGCCGGGACTTGTGCTGCGTGATGCGATCAACCTGTTGGCCGCTCGGGAGGGTAAAGGTAAGTCGACTGTGGCGGCCAGCTGGGCTGCTCGGGAGACCCATATGGGTGGCAACGTGTTGTGGATCGGCTCGGAAGAATCCCGTGAGCACGCCCAAGCGCCCAGGCTGATCGCCAACGGCGCCGACATGTCGAAGATCTTCTTTGTCGACGTGGAGACCGACACCGGCACCGGGATTTTGGTGTTCCCCCTCGACTTACCTGCGATCGAGAGGGTGATCAGCGAGCAGAACATCACCATGCTCGTGTTGGACCCGTGCAAGGGCCTGGTGCCGCCGGGATTCTCCGGTAACGACGACATTGCGGTGCGCCAGTACCTTGAGCCCATTGCCGCGCTAGCTGCCAGGCGGCGTGTCACAATCCTGGGCCTGGCTCACTTCGGTAAGCGGGGCGGCGACGATTCCGGGAAGTTGTTGCTCGGTTCGATCGCTTGGTCCCAGGTTGCTCGCTGCGTCCTTTCCATCGCCGAGGACACCGACACTGGCCACCGCATCCTGACAAACACCAAGGGGAACTACACGCCCACTGATCGGTCCGTGGAGTTCCGCATCGTCAGCACAACGGTTAGCACCGCGGATGGGTCCACGGATATGGGTTGCGTGGAATGGCTCGGCGATACCGTTCTCGACGCTCGCGACCTGCTGGCTGGCGCTCAGGACGAGGACGCCCGCGATGTAGACCGCTGGCTCACCGACTTCCTGGCTACCGGGTCGAAGAAGGCCAACGAGGTGTACTCGGCGGCCGATGCGGCCGGGTTCTCCAAGGATCAGGCAAAGCGCGCGAAGAAGCGGCTCGCTGTTGAGGCGGTACGTGAAACTGGCGACGGTCCGTGGTTTTGGAAGCTTCCGACCAAGGGAGCAACCGACCAAGGGAGCACCCCTGTCTCGTGTGGAAGTGCTCCCTTGCTCCCTTGCACGTCAGAAGGGGTGCAGAAGCCCGAAAATCGACCAAGGGAGCAGGCAAGGCAAGAGTGCTCCCTTGGTGCTCCCTACACCCCGTCACCGGCATCCATGCCGCCGAAACTGACCGTCGTCCAACCATCTCCGGCATCCCAGAGAAGGCGCACCTACCGAGGCGAACCCGCATCCAGCTACCCCAACTGCACCATATGCGACAAGCCCGTAGTCGCCGGCCAGGGCGAAACCCACCTGTCTTGCCGCGCTAACCAGCAAACAAAAGAGGGAGAGCAAACAGCATGACCGACATCACCAACCAACCGAACCCGCGCGACGTCCGCATGGCGGCCGTCCTTACGATCCATCACCGCAACGGCGACAACGTGGGGGTCGCCGAAATAGTCCGAGACGCCGCCGAAGGCGGCCGCGCCAGCGGCCTCTTGGAGGCGCTACTGCACCTGCACATGATCGCCATGGTCCAATTGCACACAGAGACCGGCGTCGCCTACATCCGATCACAGGTCGGAGACATCGCTGCGATCGTACCCACCGACGTCGAGACGGTGGATATGCACCGCGCGGCTCGGATACTCGACGGCCACGGTCGCGGCGACCTGGACGCAATCAATGAAGTCCTGCGCTCCCTCCGCGCTGATAACCGAGGCACCCAAACCCTTCTCGCGCTGCTCAATATCTACGCGGTGATCTTGCCCGAGCTGTCATCAACGGCAGGCAGGCAATGGCTCGACACCTGTGTAGCAGCCAGCCACACCGAGGAGGCCAACGAGTGACACTGCACCCGTGCCTAGTGTGTGGTGAACCGTGTTCTGGTCCCCGCTGTACAACGCACACCGTTGACACCCAACCAGCCGCCAACGCGCGGGGTTACGACTGGGCGTGGACCAAGCTGTCCAAACGCGCTCGGAAGTTGCAGCCGTTCTGCATCGACTGTGGGGCCACCACCGACTTGCATGCCGACCACAGCCCCGAGGCATGGGCACGCAAGGCCGCCGGCCTGCCCATCCGCCTCAAGGACATCGATGTGGTCTGCCGCCTATGCAACGTCCGGCGTGGTGCTGCCAGGGGAGATGCCCCACGCCGGACCCTTCCTGACCGCCACGGTGGGCAAAGTTTGCGTTACTCACCCACCGGTTCGGTGCTCGGATGTCAGTAGATCTGTCTGGGCGTCGACTGTTGTTTGGGTTTTCCCGGCGGTTGGTCGGAGGACACGTACTCCCAGGCGTGCGGGGAGTAGTACTGCGGGGCCTGGATTCCGTCGCCAAAGTGGAGAGCAAGCACTCCGCTTGGCAGGAATTCGAACCAATCTCCTTCGCCGCTGTGCAGATCGGACGACGTATCCGCGGTCAACTTCACTTCAATAGCCACGTCGGGAGTCTCCCATGAGGGCTGGCCCGAAAGGAACGGTCACGGCCGAGCCGCTGTCGTTCAATGACTGGCCTAGAGGCCGCGCAAAGCGCCGCGAACGGTTCATTGGTGAGTACCTGGTGACCCCTCGCGGTCTAGGTGCCGGTAAGCCCTTCGATCTCAGGGCTTTTCAGCGTGAGATCATTCGGGGAGCGTTCGCGCCCGGTATCCGTACCGCTTTGGTGTCGATTCCGCGTGCCAACGGTAAGACGATGCTTGCCGCCGCGCTGGGTATCGCGGAAATGTTCGTCGGTCCGCCCAGCGCCGAGGTTCTGGTAGTCGCCACCGATCAACGCCAAGCCAACATCACTCTCAAGTACGCCAAGCGCATGGTGGAGCTGAACCCGGTGTTGGAGGAGCGGGTTCAGGTTTACGCCGATCGCCTGTACCTGCCGGAGAACGACGCCACGTTGTTGCCGTTGCCGGCCGAGGTCGGTGCGCTGCATGGGCATGACCCCAGCTTGCAAATTGTTGACGAATTACACGTTGTCACTGAAGCGGTTTGGGAGGCAGTGACTTCGGTGGCCGGCAAGCGTCCCGAGTCGCTGACACTGGCGATCTCGACACCGGCCAGCTCCCCTGATTCGATCATGTGGCGGTTGGTGGAGCATGGACGTACCGGTGACGATCCCGCTTTCTACTTCCGTGAGTTCGCCGCGCCGGAGGGGTGCGCGGCCGATGATCGGCAGGCCTGGCGGGTGGGCAATCCGGCGTTGGCGTGTCGCAAGCCGTTCCTGTCCGAAGATGGAATCGAGGCAGCCCGGAAGACGATCCGGGAGCCGGTGTTTCGGCAACTACGCCTGGGTCAGTGGGTGACCGGTGTTGAGGCATGGCTGCCGTGGGGAGCATGGGATGCCTGCGGTACCGAGCGCAGGGTGACGCCGCGGGAGCGTGTGGTGCTGGCGTTCGATGGGTCCGCGTCGGGCGACTCGACCGCGCTGGTGGGTTGCACCCTCGATGGCCACCTATGGGTGGAAGGCCTGTGGGAGAACCCCGGCGATCTGCGGTGGCGTGTTCCACGGGAAGACGTGACCCGCGCGGTCGATGTGGCGTTCGCCCGCTACGACGTGGCTGAGCTGGCGGCCGACCCGTGGGGCTGGCGTTCGGAGATCGAGGACTGGGCCAAGCGGCACGGTGAGCGCCGTGTCTTGGAATGGAATACTGCCCACGCCGCGCGGATGGCCCCGGCCACCGACCGTTTGTATCAGGCGGTTGTGACGCGCGTGGTCACTCATGACGGTGATCTGCGGATGGCAGCCCACGTCGCACACTGCATCGCCAAGACGACACCGATGGGTGACCTCGTCTCCAAAGACAAGCGCGGGTCGCCCCGCAAGATCGACGCCGCCGTGGCCGCCATCGTGGCCTACGACCGCGCGGCGTGGCACCAACAACGAAACCGTAAGCGAGTAAGGAGCTTTGCCTCATGACAACCCGTGAAGAACAGATTCAGCAGATGATGCAGCGGCTCAGCGAGCCCGCCGCCCGTTACGCCGACCTGGACCGCTACTACACCGGCACTCAACCCCTGGCATTCCTGTCCCCGGAAGCAAAAGTGGCTCTGGGCAACAGGTTCGGGCTGATGGCCTCCAACATTCCCCGGCTGGCCGTGACCGCACTGGCCGAACGGCTTCGGATCACCGGATTCACCGGCGACGCCGAGCTGTGGGCCGACTGGGTACGCAACGACCTCGACCAGACCAGTGGTGTTGCCCACCGCGAAGCCTTGCTGCTCGGCGACTCCTACGTGATCGTGTGGGCCGATCAGTTTGGCCGCCCAAAGGTGACCGTCGAGAGCGCGAAACAGGTTGCTGTCCAGCTCGATCCGGGCACCCGCACCGTCGTGGCCGCCGTCAAACGCTGGGAAGACAAGATCCGCAACACCACCGAAGCCGTGCTGTACCTGCCGGATCAGATTGTGCGTTTGAGGGCCAACCAGACCGGATCTACAACGGTGGGCTACCGCACCTTGGAGGAGATCGCGAACCCGCTCGGCGTGGTCCCGGTGGTCAACCTGCGCAACACCGACCGCATCGTCGGCGACTGGGGCAGTTCGGAAATCGACGACCTCAAACCTTTGGTGGATGCCCTGAACAAGTCGCTGGCCGACATGATGGTGACCTCCGAATACGTTGGCCGACCACGCCGGTGGGCTACGGGCATCGAGCTGACCGAGGAGCCGGTACTCGACGACGACGGCAATCCCGTCCTCGACGACGACGATCAGCCAGTGATGACCGAGGTTAATCCGATCCCCGAGGGGCACCGGGCCATGATCTCGGAGAACAACGAAGCGAAGTTTGGGCAATTGCAGGCCGCCGACCTCGCGGGTTACGAGGCATCGGTACGGGTGATCCTGGGTCAAATCATGGCGGTGTCAACGCTTCCCGCCCACTACGTTGGAGTGTTTACTGACAACCCGGCCAGTGCCGACGCGCTGCGTGCGGCCGAGGCGAGTCTCACCGCCCGAGCCGAAGCCCGCCAACAGACATTTGGTCGCGCTTGGGAGCAGGTCGCCCGACTGATGATCGCGGTGCGAGATGGCCGTGACCCGAACACGATCGACAACATCCGCGTCCACTGGGCCGACGCCGCTACCCGCTCGGTCGCCCAAGAGGCCGATGCCACCGTGAAGTTGGTGCAGGCGGGCATCCTGCCCGTAACCTACGCGCTGGGCAAGCTCGGCTACCCCGACGACGAGATCGCCAAGATCGCCGCGGCCCGCGCCACGGAAACCTCCGCAGGGCAGGTGAACTCCAATGCGGCTTAGCGCACGCAACTTCGACGCCAAAGTGGGTGTTGTACACCAGTCATGGCGGCCAATTCGCCTGCGGATCATCGGCCTAACGTTCGGCCTCACCTCAGCCGAAGCCCTTCAACTAGCCACCGATCTCGCCGACGCCGTCAGCGACACCAACTCCACCGAGAGGACAGCATCATGACCGAGGCAGCCGCCACCGAGGAAACAACGGCCGAGGACCAGCCCGCGGACGTCGCCGACGACGTCGAACAGGAACAGGGCGGCGAAACTGGCCACGACATCGACCAACCCGACGAACAGTCCGAATCCTTCCCCCGCGAAGTCGTCGAACAACTCCGCAGGGAGAACGGCAAGTACCGGCAGCGCGCCCACCAGGCCGACACCCTGGCCCGCCGCCTACACACCGAACTCGTTCGCGCTACAGGCCGATTGGCCGACCCCACCGACTTGGTGTACGCCGAGGAACACCTCGACGACGCCGACGCACTGGCGGCCGCGATCGACGAGTTGCTTGCCAGCAAGCCACACCTGGCCAGTCGCCGGCCCACCGGGGACATCGGCCAAGGCAACCGCGGATCGTCCTCGCAGCCGTTCTCCCTGCTGCAGATGCTCAAAGAACGGACTTGAGCGCGCTACACTCAACTCAGGGCCTGGTGCCCGATCGCGATTGACGTCCTGGCGGCGTGTCGAACCTCCCCCAACCGACACACGTAAGGACTCATCGTGACCATCGAAGTCACCAGCGGTAATTCCACCCTCATTCAGTCGCAGGTCGCCAGCCTGCTTGTACAGCCCCTTGAGCAGGCCTCGACGTTCCTGGCCGCCGGCCCCGTCGTCCTCGACTCGTCCAGCCCCGTGCGGGTGCCCAGGATCGTCAGCGGTGTCACCGCCGGCTTCGTAGCCGAAGGCAGCCAAATCAGCGATGGTGATGTCGCTTTCGACGAAGTGACCCTACTGCCCTCGACGCTCAAGGGCCTCAAGGTTTTGGTGAAGCTGTCCAACGAATTGATCCGCACCTCCGTCGTCGGCCTCGAGTCCGTCCTACAGACCCGGTTGGTCACCGACGTCGCCAACGCCCTGGACGCAGCCCTCTGGGATGGTACCGGCAGCTCCAACACCATCAAGGGCATCCTGCGGGCCAGCGGAATCGCCACCGGCACCCTGAACCTTACCGACCCCGACTCGCTGATCGACGGCCTGGCCACAGCCCAGGGCAACAAGGTCTCTCCGACCCACTGGGTGATGACTGCGGCCACTTTCGCCGCGATCCGCAAGGTCAAGGTCGGCACCGGCGATAAGCGCTACGTGATCGACCCCAACACCATCCAGAACGGAACCGACTTCCGGCTGCTGGGGCTGCCAGTGATCATCACCGACAACATCCCCGACTCGGCCGGCAACGCCCGCGTCGGACTGGTCGACTTCTCCAAAGTCGTCGTGGCCCGCGACGTCAACGCCGAAGTCAAGATCCTCGACCAAACCTGGGGCGACTACGACAGCATCGGCATCAGGGTCGTGTCCCGGTGGGACACCGCACTGTTGCAGGCCGAGGCTGTCACCCTGCTCAGTGAGACCGGTAGCTAATGCCAGTCGATCCGGCCGACGTCACGTCGCTTATTGATGGCGACGTGGCGACGGTCGTCCCCATCGTCACGACGATGGCGAAGGCCTACACCCGAGGGCAGGGTTTCACCGGCAACGAACCTCACGACGAGATCACCGCGGTCATTACCTCCGCCGCTGCACGCTTGGCCGCCAACGGTGCCCAACACCGCCGGAAGAGGGTTGATGACGTCGAATACGAGGCCGCCCTGGCCCCGGCGTTCTCATGGTCACTCGCCGAACTGTTCGTGCTGAACCGGTACCGCAAGCGAGCCATGTAGACAGGGGGCCGAGGAGTTGCCCCGGTGGACCCCGTTTGGACACAAAACCCTGTCAGAAGCCGATAACTATGGTTACTAACGGTGATGTATTTCCGCACTTAGTAGGCAGTTTATGCCCTTTGACCAGGTAGCTGAATAGGGTTCAAATCCCTCCGCCACCGCCCTTATTGTCAAGGTATCCGCTGGTCAAGGCACATCTAGGTGCTAACGCTCCTGACGAGCGAAACAGGTCACACGGGCCACACCAGCATCACCGAACTGCCAGGCATGCGAGTCGGAAAAGCGCTATCACGGGTGATAGCGCTGTCAACAATCGCCCGTGGTCAGCTGCGCCCCGGTCCGTCATGAATGCGTCAGGGCAGCCAAATCGCTGACGCAGCGGCCAGGCCGCCGCGA